TGATAAACTAGAGCCAGAACCACCTTTTTCTGCTCCTGTAATTCAAACACCTGTTGAATCTTCACCTAACACTGACAAACCATATGGTGTATTAAAAAATGGAACAAAGCCAACCTTTAAAGAATGGACATTAAATAATAAAGTTTCAGCTCCAGTTCAAACTGTAGTTCCTGTTCCAGTAATTGAAACACCTGTAAAAAATTACGAAACTCCCCTTGAAAGTTCTGAAAGAGTTGCTGAAAGAGTTGCTGTACCGACCTTCATAAAAAAAATAAAAGTTGGTAAAAATAAAAGAACAAAGTCTGTAGATATATTAATTGAAAATATACACACACGTAAACTTAATAATGATAATCTTCAGTTATTGAAAAAAACTAATATAACCACTGTTAAAAATTATCTTAAAAATAGGCAACTTATAAAAGTGGGAAGTAATGCACCAAACGCATTAATAAGGTATATGTACGAAAACATAAAAGAATGTGGAGATGTAATAAATGAAAATAAATCAAATTTAATACATAATTTTACAAGAGATAGTTCTTGAAAAATTATTCAGGAAGTCTAATTCTACAACAAGGACACGTATTATTGTTTTCTATCCAACTTTGGAATGCAGTCTTTTTAAAGATGTGTCTGCACTCACGTATCATAATAACTACATCAGTATCTAAAAAATCCTCGCGTGTGATAGGACAACTAGTAGATATTGGTGTAGTAATTTCGGAATAGGTGGTTTCTAAATAAATATTGTTATCCATTGTTGGATTTGCAGTTTCTCGGTTTAATCTTATGTTTTCATTAGTAATGACAACATTAAATAAATCTACTATTTGAGTATCAGCTACAGCCCTAGAACGCGTTATTCTTGAGATGGTTTCTTCGTGAATTTTTAAAAGCTTAATCATTTCTGTAAAATTACTACTACTTTTGAGTAAAAGTTGTTGCTCCATATATTAATATGTAAAATATTATTTAAATTAAAACACTCATAAATAATAATGAATGGTTGCGGTCTTGTTAATCTAGGTAATTATTGTTATTTAAATTCTATTTTACAGGTTTTATACTATACAGAATTGAATGATTATTTAAAAAATGCAAGAAAAATAAATAATATTCCAGAATCATTTCTTACTTTGGAATTAATAAAATTAAATAAAATGATGACAGAAAACAAACGTATTTCTCCAAAAGACTTCATTCTCAGAATGATTGAAGTTTCAAGAAAAAAGGGACGTGATGAGTTCTGTTTCGGAGAACAAAATGATGTAGTGGAATATTTTTATTTTATGATTGAAAATATACACAATTCATTTAATAATATAGAAAAAATAGAACTATTAAAAACGCCTTATTCTATCATTAATAAATATCTTATTACTATTGAAAAGAATGAGTCTTCTATCATAAATAAACTATTTATGTCTTGTATTTTATACAATTATATAAACATAAAAACACAAAAAAGGGAATTCTTTAAAATAGAACACGGTAACACTATTGAAGTAACAATTCCAAATACAAAAAATATTACGTTAGACCTGTGTTTTTTAGAAACGTTCAAAGAAGATATAATGATAGATGATAATGCTTGGTATGATGAAAATACAAATACTAAAAAAGGTGTTATTAAAAAGAGTTTTATTTGTTACTTTCCTGAAATATTAGTAATTCAATTAAAAAGATGGAAGAGCGACTTATATAAAAATTCAAGTCTAGTTATTTCACCCTTTATATTTGATATACAACCTTATACTATTTATGAAAGACACAATAATTGTAAATATGAATTATTTGGTATTATTAATCATCACGGTTCTGTAAAAGGCGGTCATTATTATATTTATATCAAAACAAATGGTTGGTTTATTATTGATGATGAAACGATACAAAAGATTCCTGAAGATAAAATCATCAACGAAAGAAACTATTGTCTATTTTATAGAAAAATAAAATAATAAAACATTATAAAGATGAGTAGGGATATTTCTTTTAATAAAGGACCGGATAAAAAATACTTACGAAATACAGACGTTGAATACGATGAAAAGAAAAATGAAATGGAACGAAGCGATGACTTTTTTAATGTGTATCGTATTAAAAGTATTATTTTGTTAGTGGTTGTTGTTATTGTGTATGTAATTTTTTTTAGTATATTAAATAACGAGACCTTAAATACACCTGATACTAAACCGTGGGTACTTATCATTGAAGTATTTTTATGGGTCATCTTGATTGTAATTCTTGTTATGAATGTAAGATATTTCGGTGATAAAGATTTTAATTTCAATGACACGTTTAAACATCTCTTTGATGATGATAAAAAACCTGAAATAGAAGTTCGTGTCAATAAAGGAAAAATTTCAAAGGAACCAAATGAAGTAGACCCAGATGAAGTAGACCCAGACAACCCAAATAAAGATAAAAAGAAGTGCAAGGATGAAGACGGTGAAGTCTTTCACGTAGGTAAAAATAACTATACCTATGAAGAGGCTCGTGACGTGTGTAATGTTTATGATTCTAGATTGGCCTCTTATGATGAGGTTGAAAAGGCTTATATGAATGGAGGAAACTGGTGTAGTTATGGATGGTCTGATGGACAGTTGGCTCTATTTCCTATACAAAAAGCGGTTTATAATGAAATGAAAAAGATTCCTAATCATGAACACGATTGCGGAAGACCTGGTGTAAATGGAGGATATATGAAAGACAAAAATACCAAATTTGGAGTCAATTGTTATGGTAAAAAACCATATGCAACAGATAAAGAGATTGAGTATAATAAAAGACATCAACATTTACCTATTACAGATGATGCTATTCAAAAAGAAAAGGATAAAAGATAAACAAGTTTTTAGTATCACCTTTTAATAAAGAAAAATGGTCTGAAACTAGCTTAAAGGTCTAAATCATCTGAATCATTTTAATTTCTTTGATGTATTTTTAGAGAGTCTTCTTTTTTTGGACTGCGCCTTTACACATTTTATACCAAATACCATATTAAAGATTTCTTTTTCGTTTTCTAAATTAAAAGGTTCAATATAAGAAAGATTTTTTTGTTTTTTATCAAAAAAATCAATTTGCAAGCCTATAGGAAACATATATTATTAATCTATACTTTAATTGCGTCATTTTTATTTTATTTTATTACTATTCTATGTATAATGAATATTATAGAACATTACGATAGTAGTAAAATAAATATTGGAAATGCAGTAGAATTAGATGACGATAATTATTTTTGCAAGTTAAGTTATAATAATTCACCCCTTGTTATAAAAACAAACAGACTTTGTTACTATAGAAAAAAAACAGGGCTTTATAAATCAACTGATAACTATATTCATATATCCATTACAAGTAAGGATTATTTAGAATGGTTTGAACAGTTTTATCACGATTCTATTAACATTTTTCATAAAGAATCTGGTGATTGGTTTGAAGAACCATTGACTGTTACGGATATTGAATGTTGTTTTATAAATCCATTAAAAAGTAATATTAAAAATAATTGTTTTGATGTTTTATGTTCTATTGATGAATCACGAATGGTTATAGTAGACTCTAATGATAATATAAAAAATTTAGAAGAATTAGATGATTCTAATATTATACCAACTCTTCATATTAAAGGGATTAAGTTTAACACTAAACATTTCTTATTTGAAATTGAGTTAAATAACTTGTATATAGTATCGGATGATGAATTAAATTCAAAGGAAGCCGTACAGTCTGACCCTGTATTAAAATCTGAAATTAAGGAAGAGATTAAGGAAATTGTAGAAGTAAAAGAAGAAAAAGAAGTAAAGGAACTAAAAGAAGAAAAGGATGAATTAGATGAATACGAAATGAACATTGATAATTTAGAAGAAACTAATCTAGAATTAGAAGAATTAGGCATTTATGAAGTATATGAAATGATAAATACAAAAATAAAGGAAAATATGATACAAAACATTAGAAATATTTTAATATCTAAAAAAATAAAAACAAAATTGGATTTGGCTGAAATGGTAGACGACGAAGAAGAATGATTTTAATACTTATAATAAAAAATATTTTATATTCTACTCTATATAATGAAACTTGGTAAAATGTTTAAGAAACCCGGTCAAAATTTTTTCGGTGTAATGTTAGCCCTATTAGTAGTAGTTTTTATTGCAGTTTTATTTAGATATAATGGAGCAAAATCTACTTCTATTGATAAAATGACTAACTATAACAGTTCGCCATATCCTGAATCCAATGGTTCTCAAAACGATTTGTCTGGCAATCCTCTATCGGCTTCTACTATGCAAGGGAATAATTTCCTTCAAGTAGGGTCTAATCCTTCTGTTCCTGAGACAAACGCACCCAAAATGAACCCTAGCGATTTGCTACCAAAGGATGCAAACAGTGATTGGGCTAGTGTAAATCCTGCTTCCAACGATTTAACGGGTGTAAGCCTTTTAAATGCTAGTGATGCAATTGGTATTAATACTGTAGGTAGTTCTCTTAGAAACGCCAATCTTCAAATTAGATCAGAACCTATTATACCAAAAGTTAATATAGGTCCTTGGAATCAGAGCACTGTAGAGGGTGACCCCTATCGCAGAGCATTGGAAATTGGCGAGGGCTCTCTTTAACCTTAACCTTAACTTTAGAGATATCTGTTAGGTATTTAAAATAAAACTTTTTATAATAAATTTATTATAATTTTATTATATAATGGATGCGTATGTTTTTTTAGCTTTAACTATAATAATTTTACTTCTAGTTTTGATATTATTTGTTGTCTATAAAGAATCAGGATGGACGTTTGTTAAGAAAGAAGAGGTTCGCAAACCTTACTCAGAGAAAGAAAGACATCGGTGGTACCACGATCATAACAAACCACATCATCATTGATTTAAAATAAATACATTTTATAATGGATAAGGATGATTTTTTAGCATTTGTTATGGTTGGATTAATCCTTTTTGTTGCTTATAAAATGTATAAAGAATCTGACCTGTTTCAATTGAAATGCATTGTCTCAACTGTAGATGGTGATAAATATTGTGTAAGAGAAAGGAAAAATATACAGGAAGCATCTGACCTTTTAGCAAAAACCGCAAAAAAAATGGATGCGCTTGTAGTGTACTTAAAAGGAGAACACCCAGAAGATAAAAGAGTAAAAAGATTAGTAAAAAATTTTAACTCTTCTAAAATAGTGGAGACATTACCTACTAGTGAGTTTACGGCTTATAGTGAAAACAAGGGAAGAAAAATTGCATTTTGTCTCAACAAAAAAAAGGAGAATGACACTAATTTAATTGATGAAAACACTCTTATGTTTGTAGCCATACACGAAATGGGTCATATTACTACAGAGAGTATTGGACACGACAAGGTCTTCTGGGATAATTTTAAATTTTTATTACAAGAAGCAGTAAAGGCTAAGTTATATATTCCTATAGACTACAAAAAAGAAAATACCGACTATTGTGGAATGACTATTTCTGACAACCCTTATTTTAAATAGATATAGTATATGTATTTACTAATAGCAATTTTTATACTATATCTATCTTTTTTTATTAAAGAAGGTTTTAATCCATACCATCAAGAGTCACGATTAGAATACTACCCCGACCAAAGTAAAAGTCCTAATATAATTTTTGCACAAAAATGTATTCAAGATATATTAGATTCCGAAATAAACCAAGAGAAAGGTGATTATTTAGAGGATTTATTAAATCTATTACAATTTATATGAAAATACTTATTTTACTCTTTTTACTATGTTTGCTACTTACCCTGTATAAAGCAAGAGATGGATTTACAGAAGACACATTAACTAAAGCATCTTCGTATCTAACTGATGAGATAAAGGAAACGAATGACCCAGAACGAAGACAAAAGTTGGTAAATGCAAATAATTATATTTACTTTATAAAAACATTGTTTAATGAAAACAAATAATTTATATTATAATTTTAATGGATTATGTAATAATAACTGCTATATTGACCTTTTTTGTTTTACTCTTTTTTTTAAAGAATCAAGAAGGATATACTGATTCTTATATTAATGCTACAATTGAAAGTTTAAAAAAAACAAATGAAAATATTACTAAAACTGTAACTAATATTAAGGATTTAACCGGTTTAAATACTGGAAATTCGGCTGTTAATATAGATGTATTGATTGCATTAGAACAAATGCAAAGTGGCATAGAATCTTATAAATCACCAAATAGTATAACTTTAAAGGCGATTGAATTAGAAAAAGATAATATAAATGTCATACAAAATAATGTTGTTGAAATTAATAAAAAATTAAAGGAGGTTTTAGACCCTGTTTATGTATCCATTGTAAGATTGAAAGAAACAAGACCTGTAATGGTTCCGTTATTAACAGCATTAAATTATCTTTCAGACGATATAACAACTATAAATAATAAATTACAAACAATACCCGATAAATAATAGTCATATATAATAATGTCCGATATTGAATTTGTAATATTAAAGGGGGAATCAGAAATAGAAAAACACGTTATTTCTATTTATGAAGATGATACAATAGAAAATGTAAAAAATAAACTGTCCTTGAATATTAATGTAAAAAATGTAGAACATTATTATCTTTTTTATAAAAAGAAGGAAGAACTGAATCCATATGATATTTATAAAAAATTAACTCTCAATAACACAAAAAGCATAAACTATAAAATATTTCATTCCTTTTGTCTCAACCACGGAATACAAAATGATCAGAAGAAGGACGTCTATGAACTGGAGGATTTATTAAAATTAAATTTGTCGGTTGAGACAAATGTTCCGATTGGTGTTGGAAATAGTTCTCCTTTTGTAGTAAATCCATATGACAATCCTTTCAATAATATAGAGGATTCAAGTACAGAATCAAACGCCTTATGGATGTCATACTCTGAACTAAAAAATAGAGTCTTTGTATGTTTAGCAACCGATGTATTTGACTTTGTAAAGGGGCGAGGTCTTGAAGTAAATCAAACGCTAAATGTCTATTTTCCGTATATATGCAGTCAAGGAAAATTAAAAGAATTGGACCCTGCAATTGATAACAGTTCTAAATATGTGAATTACAATAATTTAATTGATTTTCATCATAAAATTTATAAAAAAGCCGATATAAACCAGGGTATAAGTAGTATATTTTTTGTTTTGTACACACTACAACCTTTCAAGTTTCCTGTAGAAATATTTTTTAAGTTAATCCAAACCAGAATAGAATACCCTTTTATTAAATTAAATGGAACAAAAAAACAAGATAATATTTATAGATTATATTGCGATAAGTACAGTGAAAATGGTAATAAAATACCAATTTTGAAGAAAAAGACAATTTTAAAATATGGTAATGAACAAAAAACTCCAAATAGCATTACCTATTTGTTTTATAATGAAAATCCATTGATTATGACGATTGATAAAAATGGACATATTTATTTTAAACTAGAAAAACTTAATATGGTTACAGTAGAGGATATTGAAAAACTTATTAAAAAAACAACCTCTATGGTTTTGAATAAATTGATAGAGTACTTTGACCCATCAGAAAAAATATTCTCGCATTTTAACTCTCTTGATAATGATAACATTGATATCATTGATTTAAATTATAAACTAGTATTCAAAAAGTCAGGAAAACTTGACATAAAAAATAAAATAGAATGTTTCTCTCCGATTTTTAACTATATTGATGACAAAGGTCCTACGCTGAGATACAAACGTGTCTCCAATTTTAATACATTAGAAAGTATGGATTCCTATATAACAGAGGCAATCAATCACCTTGTTCCTTTTAATGAAATGGTGCATATTTTTTCTGTAAATTTTATGAAAAACGATACAGATAAAGCAACGGAATATATACACAGTTTTTTAGAATCCGTGAAACTTGACCAAGATGTCAAAATAAATCGTATTAGAAAATTAAAGATTAGTCCGGGGTTTTTAGTGAATATAGAAAAGGGAGACAAAACAGTTGAAGTCACAGTTCAGTCTATAGATAATATTAAATATATAAAATTTATTGAATTATATGTCACAAATCTTATAACCATCTCTCAAGGTTTGGTTAGCGACGATGGATGTAAAAAGGTAGAAGAAATAAATATTGTTGAAGTTAAACATTTAAATGAAGCGCCAGGTTTCTTAGACGAGTTTATACTATTGGATAACAAATCAGAAGATGTAGACATAGATTTTCAAAAAGATAATGAAATTGCAGACGAATCGGCAGACGAGTTTATAGAGAAAGAAGAATTAAATACTGATTTGGATATTTTACCCGATAGTTTAAGTGCAAGTGAACCCATTGAAGTAGATTTAAATTCTGATTTGAATGTTCCCATTGAATTAGATTTAAATTCTGATTTGAATGTTCCCATTGAACCCATTGAAGTAGATTTAAATTCTGTTTTGAATACTGATTTGAATGTTCCCAATAGTTTAACTACAAGTAACGTTGCTTTGAATGACATTCCAAGTAATTTAAATAGCAATGTTGAAGAGGAAAGCGATGAGGAAGATGAAGAAGAAGATGAAGAAGAAGAAGTAAAAGAGGATGAAGAAGAAGTAAAAGAGGATGAAGAAGAAGTAAAAGAGGATGAAGAAGAAGTAAAAGAGGATGAATTTGTATTGAATAATGAAGATGAACTTGATTTAAATGCGAGTGATTTAAGTCCAAATGAATTAACTCCAAATGATTTAAATGCAAGTAATGACCTTGATTTAAATGCAAGTAATTTGGATGAAAGCCCTGTAAGCGTACAAAGTGGTGGTTCTATAATGGATATCTTTATTTATGATGATAACCATCCAGAGTATTTAACAAAGTTATTGAAACAAAAACTGTCTATTTACCCGGCAGAAATTACTGATTATTTTCGTGCATTTAATGGTTCAGAGTGTACCATAATAAAAAAAAGTGGTTCAAAATGCAAAGGCTTTGTAGTCACTCTTACCGATGAACAATTAAAAAAAATAAACGAACAAGAAATTGTAAATGTAATGGTTTATGACAAAGCAGGAAACGAGAAAAAGGTTAAAACATATATAAAAACATTAAATGAATGGACCTCTGACCCAAGTGAGGCGTATCTAAAAAAGGTATATTTAACCGCCAGTTTTGGATGGAAAAATAAATTAGACGATAAAGATGTTCTATTTATTTATGATATTAATTATAGTGTCAAAGGTAAATACAATAACATTCATTATATAACTACAGAAGATGATGGAGATTTAACAAAAATAAGATTTACTCCAAGTAATCCCTTTTTAAAAAGACTCCAAGAAAGAGAACCAACCCTATTTTTTAAATCAACCGATGGTAAACATAGCCAATACAGTCGTATGTGTTTATGGTCTTCAAAAAGACAACCTGTTATTCTTACAAAAGATGAAAAGGATAGAATAGATAAAGAGGCTCCAGGTTCTTATGATAATGTGGTTGAATATGGAACAGATTCAAAGAATCCTTTTTATTATATTTGCCCGCGTTTTTGGGATTTAAAACATAACATATCCGTTCATCCGTCAAAAGTGAAGCCAGAGAATTTAATTTCTAGAGACGTACCTGACAGTAAAAAACACTTGAATATTCAAACAAAATATATCGTAGAATTATCAAAACCCGGTAAATTGCCGAGTTATATGACAAGAGTCGGGTTTTTAAGTAAGCAACATCCGCAAGGATATTATATGCCGTGTTGTTTTACCGAAAAACATAATACTGAAAAAAAGAAGCCTGATGTAGTAGAAAAACGTATTGAAGATGCAATAAAATCTTATAAACAAGAAGCGGTTGAAGAAAAAGAACCTGAAAAACAACCCAATTATATTCAAGACGGAAATAAATTTCCTTTGGATGAAGGCAGGAAAGGTCATTTAACTCCATTACTAGGAAGATTTTTCCAAGTATCTACGGCTGATTGTTATAGCAATATGCAAAAAAGAAAACTAAAATTAAATTATCCGTGTCTTTTGCGAAAAGGTGTTGAAAAAACCAAAAATCAATCCTTTCTTGGTTCTATTGCCTTTTTATTAAATATGGAAACAATAGAAGACTGTAAAAGTAAAATACTTAAAATAGTAACCATAGATACGATTCAGTCTTTTCATAATGGAAATTTGTCTCACACCTTTTCATCAAAAAATTATGAAGAACACGATATAACACCTTATAAAGGTAGCAGATTATACAAGGAACTAAAAGGTTCGCCAGAGTTTAAGAAAATAGCGAGCGGGTATGAAAACTTTTGCAATTATATAAATAGCGACGAACCGATTGACTACACTTATTTATGGGAAATCATTTGTATGCAACTCTACAAAAAAAGAATAAATATGATTGTTTTATATCAAGAGTCAGACGATATTACCCAAAATATCAGTATTGTATGCCCAACGACCGAACATTCTATTTATTCATTTGACCCGCAATATCCAAGTATTATTTTATATAAAAAAGAAGAGTTATTTGAACCTATTTATATTTATACTGAAACAGAAAAAAACTTTATACAGACCAAATTATTTGACATAAAGACAATCAATACAAGACTGATTAATCTATTAGAATACATTAAGGTTAATATGGACAAATGCAAGGGTCAAAAAAGTAATAGAATATACGAGTTTAAAGAAAATCTTACCATTCAAAAGTTGACGGATGAAATAACAAAACTCAAGGGGTATAAAATAGAAAAAGAAATAATGCACGTAGACGGGCGAATTATAGGATTATTGGTAAAAGAAAATGAGACTTTTTTTGTTCCATGTAAACCCAGTGCTTCAAGTGAAAACTATAAAATGGTAGATGATTCTATATGGAATGATTACCGTACAACGGTCTCTTGTCTTGAACGCCTATACAAACAATCGTCCAAAAGAATTCCGTGCAAGCCCGTGTTTAAAATAATAGACGATGAAATGATAGTAGGTGTTTTAACAGAGACAAATCAATTCGTACAATTGAGCGAACCAGAGGAAAATAAGGTAATGGACGATTTGAAAGAATTAAATGAACACAGTTATTTAGATATAGATAAAGAGATTGCAATCCATCCTTTTAAAAAACAAAAGGATAAATTCATACAATATTTAAAATTGGAAAAAGCTTTTTATAATGCATATTTTAATACAATAAAGATAACAATTAATGAAATATCTAATATATCAAAACGTTCTTCTGTAGAAAAAATTATTAATTCTAATGAACCGTTTGATACAAAATTGGATAAGGTAAGGGATATACTACGACCCATTTTAGATGCAAAGTTTATTTTTACAAAATACGACGATGCAGTTTTAAACGAACTGGAAGATATTAATATATGTAAGTCTAAAGAACAACCCTATTGTCAATTTACTAATGAGGGGGTCTTATTAATACCTATAAATAATTTATTTAATGGTTCTGATAATTCAGAATTATATGAAAACAGATTTCTTGATGATTTACTTATGAATGTTCACGTACAGAGAGTCATTTTTGAAGAAATACATAGTACTATTTATTATACAGACCGTTACAATTTAACAGATAACGAGATTCTATTATTGGAATCACTTATTAATAGTTACTTTGATAAGAATATACCTATTAAAAACATACCCTCTATTGTTCACAGACAATTTGAAGATGTGCAACCAGATAAAATTTTTGAGATTCTTAATAAATCAAAAGAGCCAGATGTCTCGGAACCCGAACCGGAAGAAGAGCCAGTTCCTGAACCAGAAGAAGAGTCAGAAGAGTCTAGTGACGAGGAAGAAAACAAACCCGAGACAGAAGAGGTTGAAGATGAAGAAACAGAAGAGGTTGAAGAGGTTGAAGAGGTTGAAGAGGTTGAAGAGGTTGAAGAGGTTGAAGATGAAGAGGTTGAAGATGATGAAGATGAAGATGATGATGATGAAGAAGAGGTTAAAAAGATACCTGAAGTAAAAGTTGAACCACAGGCTTTACCGCAGGTCTTACCTTTGCCTGAACCACAGGCTTTACCAACTCCAGTAAAGGAACTAACTAAAAAAATAGAAAGGCCCGGCAAGGATTGGGAAAAATGTTTTGTTGTTGTTTATCTTACAAATAAATGGAAGCAATATTTTCCAAAGGGAACTAAAACATTCCGTATAGAAACAGATAACATTACTTGCAATTATTATATGATAATTCAAATACTTAGGGATTATAAAATGGAATATGGTGAACATACCATTTTAGATGTTAAACATATGTTAGTAGAATCCTATAAAAAATATGACACTTATAGACAGTTTATTTTAAAAAAATGGGAAATAGAAAAGCCACGAGAACGTAAATTGTTTACAAACTCTTTTGAAACTATTATTATGAATGAAACTTACCCTTTAACACAGGTAGATGTCGCGCTTCTTATGTACAATTATGATTTACCTCTTTCTATTATAAACCAATCTAAATTAAATATAAAAATGATTAAGAGAATCAACCACTCAGAAGATTATTCGTATTATTTAAAATTAAAAGGAAAGGATGAGTTTATGTTATTTATTTATGATAAGATTACCTACAAATTATACGATAAGGACTTGGACGAATCCTTTAAAAAAAATATGGCTAGAACTGTGCTAACCACTTATTTAAAATCTATTGAATATTAGAAATCAATCTCAAATCCGTTATCTTTTTGTTGCATTACATCTGTTTCTAAGTTACTTGCAATTTTGAGATTCTTAATAGAACACTGGTCGTCCTCCTTAAGAAGGTCGTCAAATACATTTGTCTCCTCTTTCTTATAAACACTTTCCTTCTTTAGTTTCTGTAGTTCTAACATATTCAGATAAACGGAAAAGGCGGATGTTCCGTAATAACCATTTTGTCCGCACATAATATTCGCAGATACTCCTCGCATTTCATCTAATTCTCCGTGTCTTGCAGCCTTTAGAAACATCTCGGTTGTTTCTTCAAAGGAGGCCTTAGCAATCGGTCCTATATCATCATTATTAATTCCGTGCCGAAAGATGGAAACCATACTTTCATTACACGTCATTCTATCGCAAAGCAGAGACAAATGATGATGATTTACATACCCACCATCAAAACTTAGAACTTCCAAAATTTCGTTAAATAGACACTTTCTGGCTGCTTCAATGCCAAGCACTTCCAAGGTCTCAATAATATTATTTGTAAATGTCCTTTCTGCATCAATGTAATCAAGGGATAACACATTTAATAGATTTGAACCAATCGTATCTAATGCATAGACTTCCTTTTTATCAAAATCTCCCGAGGCTTCATTAAAGACCATATAATTTTGAATCTGTAAAAGATTTACTTTATCTATTCCGTTTACTCCTCTCAATACAATATTATTTAACAAATTATGTTGGAAGCTTTTCACCATATAAATATGGTCATCTTCATCCAAACTTAGAGGCTTGGATTTATTTTTTAGAATATTTGTAAGCCTGATACGAAAGACCACCTCGTCATCGTCCATATCATTGTAAAAGCAACTTACGTTATCATTATATATACTCTTAATGGAAAAGTGAATTTCATCCAAAGTAAGATTTGAATCAATCATTGCCGTCTTGTTAAGAGTAAGTCTGATAATCCAGCGATTGACTGAAACTTCTTGATTCTCTGCAAAACAATCCTTTAATAAATCATTAAATTCCTTGTATCGTTCCATAACACCCTTATCTTTTTCAATAATTGTATTCAAGTCATCAGGGTCATAGTAAATCTCGGATTTAGTTACAAAATTCTTAAACTTTGTATTTTCAATTCGCGAAATCATATCAAAAGCCTTGTCTCGGTTAGATTCCTCGTCTTGCTTCAAATAAATTGTCATAGAGGGATTCTTCATATTACTCGTTAGAGCAAGAATCTCTTCCATTCGCGGAACACCACGAGTTACGTTTGACTTTGTGGAGATACCCGCAAGATGAAAGGTATTCAAATTCATTTGGGTTGTAGGCTCACCGATAGATTGTGCTGAAATTAGTCCAACCATTTCTCCCGGGTTTACAAGCGATTTTTTATACATAAATACAATTTTTTCAAGTAAGAATGAAAGACTATCTTTTGTAAAACGATGCGACACTATAATAGAGGCGGGATTCAAGTAATAATAGTAGGCGAGTTTAAACATATAACAGGGTTTGAAGACATTTTCCAAAAACTTTTCATAGTATTTGTCAATCTCTTGGTAAGCCTCAAAAGGAGTAAGGTCAGTTTGTTGAGAGTTTTGGTCAAACTGATTTTTTATATTCATAATAAGTTGATTAAATGAAATAGGTAAATAGATGGTTTCGTACATTCCTGCGTGTTCTGAAACCTTTTTAATATAGGTGTCGCGCGAATCAATACACATATGTACATCCTTTTTGACTCGTTCCTTTAAAAGAACTATCTGGTCTTTGTATCGTGCAAATGCCTGCTTGTTAAAGACTGCATTCATCGCCTTTAGTTCCTTGCCTTCATACCCATAACGGAAATATTCGTAAATTTCCTGACGTGTTTTTCCGATCATATCAAACTTAATATTTTCTACACGAATCGTATCAAAATTAGTTCCTCCGTAATCAAACTGAATGATTTTTTGTTTATTGTTTCGTACCGTTCTATCATAACAGACAACCACATCCTCCATACCCTTAATTAAACGACGCTGAATATAACCTGTCTGACTGGTTTTTACTGCAGTATCAATCAGACCAACTCTACCACCCATCGCGTGAAAGAACAGTTCTTCGGGCGTTAACCCGCCGATAAATGAACTTTCTACAAACCCTCTTGCGACAGGAGTATCGTTAAATTGCTTAAAGTGAGGAAGAGTTCGGTTTGGAAAACTATACGGGATACGCTTGTTATCTACGTTTTGCTGTCCAAGACACGAAATCATCTGTGAAATATTTAACACACTGCCTTTTGAACCCGCCTTTACAATATTTACAAACCGATTGTTTGGATTGAGACTATCAATCGCAATCTTACCTGATTCTGAACTGGCCTTGTTTAAAATATTATTGACTTCGCTCTCAAAATATTCATTATTTGTTCTTCCCGATTTATTATCCAATATACCCAGTTGAACTTGATTAATCAAGTTAGCCACCTCCTTTTTCTGGTTCATAATCACTTCACTAATTTTAGTATTCGTTTCGGTATTTGAAATCAAATCACTCATCCCAACACTAAACCCAGTGGTCTTCATATACTCTGTAACAATTCCCTGAATATTATCTATGAAATACTGCGATTCCTCTTCAGAAAAGTCTGTATTAATACGCTGGATTAATCCTCTACCACCTCCACACAAGGAATCCTTTTCAAACTGACCGCGAATCATTTTACCGTTTATAATTTCAATAATATGATTTGACGTGCTTGCATCCATACTTTCTTTATAAAGCCCGCTCTTGTATTTTAACGTAAGCGGTGGTAGAATATTGCTTATAATTTCAAAACTCGTATAATATTCTTTATCTTCCAAGAAGATGGTCTGGTCTAAACGATTGCATTTCGCCAAAAGATTCATTGCGTGCTTTCTGCTAATTTTTACATCCTTTCGTGTAAACAAATAACTTCCTAGCAAAGAATCTTGAAAGATGCCGATAATACTTTTGTTTAAAGCAGGACTGATAATTTGGTACCGAATTGCGGCCAAATATTTTAACTCCATCTCTGCCTCATCATTTTGAGGCATATGCATATTCATTTCATCACCGTCAAAATCTGCGTTATAAGGCTTCGTGTCTGCAACATTCATTCGGAAAGTATCGCCCTTTTTCATAATACGAACAATATGAGCCATCATAGACATACGATGCAGAGTAGGCTGACGATTAAAGAGAACGTAATCACCGTTCATCATATGCCTGTGAACAATGTCTCCGATGCTAAGACTTATATTTTCTCTGTCGTGATACCGCAAAGAAATATTTTCGCCATTCGCCAACTCCAAAATCTTAGCACCAGGATAGACATCAGGTCCATTTTTTACAAGATAGGTTAGAAACTCCATATTTGATTCATTTACATAAACAGGCTTTGTAATATTCATTGCAATTTTCAAAGGAACACCTAGTTCAGTAATAGATAACTCAGGGTCGGGTGTGATGACAGACCTCGCGCTAAAATCAACACGCTTTCCCATTAAATTTCCACGAACACGTCCCGTTTTTCCCTTGTGTCTCTCGGAAATAGACTTTAGTGCACGTCCCGAACGCTGTTTTACTGGGTCTGTACCTGCAATTGTATTATCTACTATGGTTGAAATGTAATATTGCAAAACAGTAGTCCAATCATCTATCTGCTTCGCTGTAGAATTCTTGGAAATCTGCTCCTTTAACAAATTATTATACTTAATGATATTGATAATGATATGGGTCAAATCATCCTCGCTTCTTTGCTGAGCGTCGTGCTTTACTGACGGTCTGATACTGGGCGGCGGAACCGCGAATATCTGACAAATCATCCACTCAGGTCTTGACCATTTGCTTGAAAATCCCATAAAGTCAATGTCTTCGTCCGAAATCTTTCTAAATACCTTTAGAACCGCTTCTGGTGTGAATTTCATTGTAATAACATCCTCTTTATCATCATCTTTATCGGTCCACTCTGCAATAATCGTTGCAAAACCCTCCTTTTTAATTTTAGAAGGCTGTCTGCACTCGCAACCATCCGAACTTGCATCTCCGCAACGTTTTACTTTATTTGATAGAGTAAACACATTTTGCCAACGTTCAGAAGGCTTGTATTTCAATAAGTTTGAATTTGTAGTTTTGTCAATAAGTAATCTTCCGCATTTAATACATACACATTTTAATATCTTTATGGTTTCTTCAATATATTGTATATAAAATAGAGGGCGAGCCAATTTAATATGACCAAAATATCCTGGACAATTAATATAGTTTTCACCATCGGTAGGACAAATCAATCCAGGCTCTAAAACGCCCATTCGCGGGTCAAACAATCCTCCAATCTTTGGCTTAATACCATTATAGGTCTCTTTGTTTGTAATTTCAGCAACAGAATTTCTTTCAATTTCTTCTGGGCTTAGAAGACTAAACTGAATACCAATAATTTTTGCAGGGGTTTTCTGTAGTGAACTCATCTCTTTATCTATCTTATATATTTTTTATATTCATTCAATTTTCTATATAAAATTGTTTCGTTAAACTAGAGTATGACGAAAAGGTGTCCACCCGAAGAGATAAACTCTATTATAAAGAGACCATCAAAAATGGTACAATCTTTTATTGATTTGACTTCTGGTTTATCGTCGCGATTAGAAGATATATTGTATTTTAAAAATTTACCTAAAGCCTCTCAAAACGTCATTATTGATAAATTGGAGAATTTACATACTTTGACAACGTGTATAAAACCAAAAATGATACAACTATTAGAATCAGATATACCTCTGAACTTTAAATACATTGCCTTGAAAAAAATGATGAAAATGGATGATGAAAGTTCGCCTAAAATTCAAGAGTGGATTGATTCCTTTTTAAATATTCCCTTTAGTAATTACTCGCCATTACCCGTCATTTATTCTATTAATACTCCACAGGAATGTAAAAGTTATATGGATAATTGTCAAAAAACGTTAGATAAGTATACGTATGGTATGAAGGATGCTAAAAATCAATTTATGCAATTGATTGGTAAATGGATTGTAAACCCGAATTCAATGGGAACCGCGATTGCTTTAAGAGGACCAATGGGAACAGGTAAAACAACTCTAATCAAACAAGGCATTAGTAAGATTTTAAATAGACCCTTTGCTTTTATTACCTTGGGCGGGACGGGAGACGGGTCCTTTTTAGAAGGACATTCGTATACCTATGAAGGAAGCACTTACGGAAAGATTGTAGATATTTTAATACAATCGCGCTGTAATAATCCGATTATCTATTTTGATGAATTAGATAAAATAAGTCAGACTGAAAAAGGTAATGAACTTAGTGGTATATTAACCCATTTAATAGATACTACGCAAAATTCACAATTTCACGATAAATATTTTTCGGAGATTGACTTTGACCTAAGTAAATGCCTATTTATTTTTAGTTACAATGATGAAAGTCTTGTCAATCCTATTTTAAAGGACCGAATGTATACGATTGATATTCCCGGTTATGAAAAGAAGGAAAAAATTATCATTGCCCGTGATTATTTAATTCCTGAAATGAATAAAGAATTCAATATTAATGATTTAGTATGGACCGATGAGATATTGGAATATATTATTGAAAAAACTGAGACAGAGGCTGGGGTAAGAAACTTTAAAAGAAAACTTGAGACTGTCTTTAGTAAAATTAATTTATTGCGGATTTCAAGCCCTGAAAAAATTAATTTTCCTTTTGTCATCACAAAATCATTAATTGACGAATTTATAGAAGTTAAGACGATTGTACACACTTATTTGAATATGTATTTATAAAGGTCTGTGATAATATATTGCCTCCTCTTGTTGCAATTATATTAAAATTACTGGGTTCATAACACAAACAACCACTAGAAGATGTATAAGTAGACGGACAGCATTCTGGTTTAAATGTTGCATCAAAAAGTGGGTCTATTGATTTACCTGGATATCTTTTGAGTGCGTCAAGGGTATCCTTTTTAGTAAACGTTTTTGAAGGTTCATTACATTTTAGAAATTCTTGCGAGGGTGGCTCCCACATTGACGCGTCAATTTCCACGGTTGGTTCGCTAAAGGGTTCAATAAATTGTGGTATTTTGTATATTAAATAAATCAGAAATATGATAATTATTATTTTGATCATATAATAATTATAATATTAAATTATAATGTCGTTTTCAAAACTTTTAAAAAAGTATTCTAATCCAAATGTTGCTCAAAAAATGGCTTACAAATACTTAGGAAAAACTGCGAAATTGTACCCTGCAAAGAATCCACAAAAAAAGTATTCTATTTTTGACCCTCACCATAAAAAATGGATTGAGTTCGGACAAATAGGTTATGAAAATTTTACAAAACATAAAGACAAGTCCCGACGAAAAAACTATTTGACTCGTTCAGGTAAAATGAAAGGAGACTGGAAAAAAAATAAATATTCACGAAACAATCTAAGTAGGCAAATTTTATGGTAAAGTTTCTGGAACAGGCCAATTAGGAAAAATTTCTTGACAATTCATATTGAACTTTTTTAATTGGTTGCATTTTTGTCTTGTATCATTTAACAAAGAACTTTCAGGATCATCAGGAGGATGATTTTGTCTATTAAACTCTTCTATGATATCAATCAACGTTTGAAATTCACTAATGGCATCATATCCCGTATTTATGGATGCACTAAAATCTGTTCTTTGAGGGTCAAAGTTGGGTTCCCTTCTTTTCTGATGTAATAAATTAAATGCCTGGTTATATTTATTATTACAAGTCTTCATATATGATTCATATAATGTACGTCTTATTTTATTTACATCATCGCTCTTTATGTAAATGTTTTTACTACGAAAATCTTTTATCCGAAAATTAATTTTATTTTCAGATACTTGAAATAGTAACTTATTTTTTATGAAAAAGGTAATACTGTATATGACGTCGTGTATTCTTTGTGCATAAATACGTATACTTTCATACATATTTTTTTCTTTCACATAACGCTCATTTGCCTCATTATATAACGTTTTCTCTTTTTCATCCACCGTATTGTATTCGTTACGCCAATCTTTTATTTTATTATCCATATCATTATTAATAATATTTACAGATTTTTCAAGGTCTTCTGTATCTTTACCTATCTTTATAGTGGTATTCTTCAATTCCTTATAGGGTCTTGTATCTAAAATGGTGATAAAAGGTTTTATACACTGAATAAAATTATTCTTTGTTGTTTCATAAGGATTCTGTCCTTCAACTGGATTCATATAATAACTAAAAAACACATACTTTGGATTACATTTTTGATTTTTCCAGTCTAATAAAATTTGGGCTTGAGTTAGTTTTAAATAAAAATAGAATATTATGATTATTATTATGAGTATCAAAAGGGATGAACCGAATATACTGCTTTCTTCTTCATTACTTTTATAAATTTTTTTGATACTCTCTATAAACATATAAAATAACAATATTATTTACCTAACTATTTATTCATATAATTTTTTATATTTAAAAATATCTCTTTTACATCATTTTTAAAGTCCTCTATTTTTGCAGGAATTGTAGTTTCATATGTCTTTATTGTATTCAAATAGGTACCCGTTGTTTCAATTTTTTTATTCGTTTCCTTGTAATTCTTATCAAGCATGTCTGTCTTTTCTTTAAGAGTTGTATTTATATCATTCATATTTTTATTCGCAAGGTCTGAGACCTTTGCATATTTAACATTTTGCGTATCAACCATAGAAGTTAGTTCACTTTTTGCAACACCTTTACTAAATTGTTTTATACAATTTCCAAATTGATTATAGGATTCTTGTTCCGTTTGATAAAAAGATGCTTTAAATAAATTGATTGGATTACATTTTGTATTGTCCCAATCATTTTTAAGACTAATTCTTGACTGTATATTTAACATATAGGCGTATACAAAAATGAACATAATCAATACAAAATTTCTATCACTTGTATCGCTCATAATAATAATATTTATTTTTATATAAACACATATCCGCTTATTAATATGTATGGCTCTTGTAAAGTCTTATTTTTCTTTACTGACAGAGTATCAGAAAAAATATGGTCCTAAAACATTTCTGTTGATGCAAGTTGGAAGTTTTTTTGAAGTATATTCAGAAAAGGAAGATGACCCAACGATGGAAGCATTTTCTAAAATTTGCGATTTAAAGATTGCTTCAAAGGGAGACCATTTTATGGCGGGGTTTCGTGATTATGTTTTGGATAAATACATTTCTAAAACAAATGAAAATCATTATACATCTGTAGTTTTTATTCAAGAAGAAGTTTCAGGTCTAATTCAAAGAAAAGAATATGCCGTCTATAGTCCAGGTACAACCTTTTTAGATGATGAAATAAAACTTTCTAACAATACAAGTTGTTTATGGATTTATAAAACAAAAATGACTCCGTGTAGTATTCTGTTTGGTATTTCTAATTTAGATATTTATACGGGAAAGGTGGATGTATTTGAATATCAAGAAATTTATTATCATAATCCTACTACCTATGATTCTATTGAAAGATTCATTTCTATTTACAATCCTACTGAAATGATTGTGATTCATAATTTGGAAGAAGTTATTGTAAACGGTGTTTTGCAATATCTTTCATTGAAAAGTAAAAAGGTTACCTTGATTGATTTGAATAAAAATGATGTTTATTCAAATCAAGCTGCTAATTGTGAAAAACAAAAGTATCAGGCAGAGATTATAAAAAAGTTTTATCCCCTACTAAACAAGGGTTTGGTAATGGATACACTATTTGAAAAGACGATTGCGTTCCAAAGCCTATGTTTTTTATTGGATTTTGTCTCGCAGCATAACCCGTGTCTTACTCACAAACTATCTGAACCCACCTTGGATAAATCAACTGCTCTTGTTTTGGCAAATCATTCTTTGAAACAATTGAATATGATTGACGGAGAATATACCGGGGAATATTCAAGTGTTCTTTCTTTACTAAACACTTGCAGGACTAAAATTGGAAAGAGAGAGTTTCAGAGAATATTATTAAATCCTATTCACGACAGTTCTCTATTACAAGAGTCCTATGATATGATAGAACATTGCATTGAAATGGATTATCAGTGGACACCCATTCTTTCTAAAATTTGTGATATTGAAAAAATAAACAGGAAGATTATTTTGCAAAAGATTGCTCCTTCAGAATATGCCCAATTATATGAAACCTGTTCTTTATTAGAATGTATAAATGGGGATGAAAGATGGTATAATTATATTTTTTATGATAAAGTAAAAGAGGAAATAGGTCACATTAAAAAAACATTGTCAACTTATTTAAACATTGAGGTTGCGAGAATCACTCACGACCTAGACGATGCTTGCGACGACCTTATTCAAAAAGGAGTGGATGACTCTCTTGATAGAACTTGCCGAGACAAAATAGAAGGTAGATTGAGGTTTAATAGTATTTATGAGTATTTAAATAAACTATATAATGGCGTTGATAAGAAGTGCGAACAAGCCTTTAAAATTCAC